GTCATGCCTTTCTCTTTAATGTCATCCCTATAAGAGTTGACCTGTTTGAGAAACACAGGATCTTTGTTGAACACTAATACATCATCAGCAGAAACTGAGTGCCGTTCTTTCAGTTCATCTAGGGTCTCACCGCTGCCTTCAAGCATCAGCGCTATATCAAAAGCTAGTCGGTTCGACCACTTAGTATGTTTAAGCGGTAACGTATCCATATGGTTGATCCTATGTGTATTGTACAAGTCTGTCAAGAAACTTTGTAACTTTACACTCTCTAAAAAATGGCCCGTGCTTTGTGAGGGTTACTTATATACATATACAAAAAATTTCGTAGTCCATGTACCCCCCTATAACACTTATATATGGATATGGCTATTGTCCTATGTATAGCCTCAAATATCGAGCAAAATTGACATTAGTGTACAATTATGCTTAGCTTTAATCATCGAACGGGGCAACACGTTCCCACGAACGCCCGTTTGTAACACTGCCACGCCGAGCGTGGGTTTGGTGTGGCTCTTTGAAAGGAGTTATCGTCATGAACGATAAAACATTTAAAGGGCTGGTCTTCCCTAAAAAGGCTGATTTTCTCGTCCCTACGTCAATTGACAAGAAAGGCAACGTGAAGCGGACTGCCGTTCCTGATGTTATCAGGCTCGAAAAATCCACCGCACGTGGTATTGACGGAAGCAAGGGAGAAGCAATTCTCAAATGGTTCCTAGATAACGAGGCGCTCAGTGGAGATGTGAAGCTGAATAACTACTCGTTCTTCTGCACGGCTGACGGCTTGGCTGACAAGCTATCAGGCGACATGGTTTACGAGGGCTTCGGCAGATCGAGGCACCTAGTTGCTATCAACAAGCCGTTGACAGTTATGACGCTACAAGATCTCCGAGATGCGTGTAAGTCTGTGGGCAAGTACCTTACAGTGAAGTGCATCTACAACAACAGTGGCAATTGGGCACAACCTAAGTTGTGTATCCATGACAGTCGTGTGCAACGCACGACTACACGAGTTGTGAAGCCATCTGAATTCGATAGCTTCAAGTAGAGCAACCGCAGGGAGCTTCGGCTCCCTGCACCTGTAAGGAGAAATACTATGCGTAAGTGTAAAACTACGGTGACCAAATACGTCTGTCGTGTAACCAACGATGGCTTTCGTACGTACACTGATCTGAACTATCGAGGTGAGGATGCAGCCAAGCGAGCTGTAGCCATAGCCTGGAGATGTATTCAGAAACATGGAGTACAAGCTAAGGTAATCAAGGTCGCATGACGTAACCCAGAGTGTCCCAGTGTGTGGGCTGGGACACTCGCATCTCATAGGAGGTAACCATGAGAACATTATGTAACATATTTGGAAGCGTACTGATAGTGTTAGGTATTCTTTCAGCATCTGGAGCAGCAGGTGATTGCGATGGAGCATGTATGGAGAACGCAAACTCCATCGGATTCATGATAATCATCATGTTTGGAAGCATCTGCAGCATAATATTAGGTGCAGTATTCTTAAGACTTGCAAGGATGTACTAGAGATTGGGGCTTCGGCCCCTTTCTTTTTTATTTATTTTTTATTTTATATATATTTTACCATGGCTCGGGGGGTTATCGCTCTATGATAGGCATACTTGTGGGGGGTATATAACAATCTAAGTGATCTATTAGTAACTAGACACACTTATTAGCCTTTTGTATCAAGAAACTATACACTGGATAACATGACATGCCATGTAAATCAGTGGTTTAGCACCATATAACGAGTGGTTTTAATCTAAATAATCTAAATAATCTACCTTTTTTACATATATCTCCTATAGATTCCCTCTTACTAGCGTTTATCTAGGTTTGCCTACTAACATTACATACTAGATTGTTAGATTATTTAGATTAAGGCTAGTATAAGTTATTGTTTTGTATAACATAAAGCCTAATCTATAATGCGATACAGCACTATAAACAACTGCCTTGTGTACAGTAAGAACAAGCCGAGCAAACTTGACACTCGGATTCGTTTCTGCCAAGCTGATGAAACTTCGGCAAGGGGTTATTTATTATCCCTTATATGAAGTTAGTCATGTAACTAATGGAAAAGGAGAATAGATATGGCTTATTTATATCAAGGTAAAGTTGAACTGAAGCGTATGCCACAAGCTAATAGCATCAAGCCTATTGGTGAGGGTGATAAGGCATTTACTGGTACTAGTAAGAACCAGTTCACTAATGAGACTGCTAATGAGTGCTTCAAGTTCATGGTTGCTAGTGCAAAGAAGTTGGGTATAGCCAACCTCGATGTATGGTGTCCAGATATGCAAGAGAAGTACAACACTGCCAATAAGTATCGGTTCACATTGGAGCAGATACAAGGCTTCGACTTCACTGAGTACAGTATGTCGTTCCGTATTGGAGGTGGTATGTACTTGCAAATTGTGAAACCAAAGACTGTCAAAGCTGAGTCATTGGTACTGTAAAGTAATCAACTATAACAGGGTGTCTATACGGCACCCTGTTTTCTTTTATGGAGGTTCAATATGAAGTGTGTCTATTGTGTCAACCAGATACCTGTTGGCAGATATGATGCAGGTTATAACACCTGCTTATCATGTGGAGATAAGGAAGCTCGTAAGGTGAAGCACTGTGTAGTGCCTATGCACAAGTCAAACTATACAGTCATTACTAATCGTGCTGACTTGGTAGGTATCAATAGCAAGGGGGGGTTGGTCAAATGAAACTGTCAGTAATTCTCTCTTGGATTCTATACGGCGTAGTGTCAAGTGTATTGATGATGCTTGCCGATAGTTACTTCGGTTGGGGTTTGTTCTCATGAACAGACTAGTCGAAGTAGTTGGGGGGTTGATGATGTCTATCATTGTCGGCTTCCTATTGGCGTTCGTACTGGTGAACTTGTTCCTTGGGTGTGAGACATGGGATGAGTCACAGTGGACAGTTACGAACAGTTGTTTAACACCATCAGCTATATGGGAAGGAGTAACGATATGGCTAAAAGAAACTTGAAGCTGTTCATGTTACGGCATGGACAAGGTGGAAAGCCTGTAAAAGATGAGCATGGCAACGTCATCTATTACAACAACAAAGCAGTTGCCAAGAAGAATAGGGGGGACAATCAAGTCGTCTCCTATGGCATTGACCATCGCAAATTTAGAACTTTAGAAGGGAGTATATGATGCGAGCTACATTACTACAAGAAACTCTTATGGAGTTGTTCAAGTCCAAGCGTCCAGTATGTATCGAGGGTGCACCAGGGGGAGGTAAAACTACCATCGCTCAACAGGTTGCCAAGCGATTGGATGTTGGATACATCGAGAAGCACACACCTACCATGTTGGTAGAGGACTTTGGTGTGCCAGATATGTCAGCCATTGGTAACTCATTTGGATACAAGCTACCAGATTGGTATCCTGCCGAGGGTAGGGGTGACATACCAGACGAGGGTATCCTGTGCTTCGATGACAGGAACCAAGCACCTGCTGACATTCAGAAGGTACTGGCTAACATTCTACAAGCAAGGACACTGCATGGTGTACCACTGAAGAAGGGTTGGCATGTCATCTCAACTGGTAACAGACAGTCAGACAGAGCAGGTGCTAACAGAATACTGTCACATTTGCGTAATCGTGAGACTGTCATTGAGCTTGAGACACACCTTGATGACTGGACTAGTTGGGCAATCGAGAATGATGTCAAGCCAGAACTAATCTCGTTCATTAGGTTCCGTCCTAATCTACTGCATGACTTTGACCCACAGCGTGACATCAATCCAACACCACGTTCATGGGTTGAGGGTGTGTCTGATGTGATTGGTATTGTGCCTACTGATGCAGAGTTTGAATGCTTCAATGGTGCAGTCGGTGAGGGTGCATCTGCTGAGTTCGTTGGCTTCCTCAAGATACATCGTAAGCTACCTAATCCAGACAGCATACTGATGAATCCTACTCAAGCTAACGTACCAGATGACCCTGCTACGTTGTATGCATTGTGTGGCACGTTGGCTCACAAAGCTACGCTAGCTAACTTCGACCGAGTAATTACTTACGTTGGTCGTATGCCTAAAGAGTTCTCTGTCCTGTGTATCTCTTACGCTACTCGCAAGAATGACGAGCTTGCTAGCAGTGGAGCGTTCACCAAGTGGGCAGTCGATAACCAAGATGTCTTGTTCTAAGTGGAGGTAAACATGAAACTAACAGACAAAGCACTACTCGTTCAGCTTAACGTGTCGCAGTGGACGGCACGTAAGTATGACAGGGCAGTAACCCAACAGGTTGCTGAACAACACAACACTATCGTTGAAGCAGGGAGGTACAACAAATCTCTGCTTCCGATGAATGACTACCTCGGTAACATTCACAAGCTGACCACTACCATACGGACAGAGTACTACAAGAACACTTTGCCTTGGGGTATCAATGGTACGCAGATGTTGCCATCCAAGAACTACCTGTCATTCATGACTGAGCATCGTGCCAAGAAAGCACAATGGCTTAGTCTTGTTGACCAGTTTGTTGATGTGTATCCACAGTTGAAACTGGATGCACAGAGGTTGTTACCTAACGGACTGTACAAGGAGGAGGACTACCCTACTGTCGAGGGTCTACGTGCCAAGTTCGGTATGGAGATGGTTGTACTACCAGTGCCTGCCGATGACTTCCGAGTACAGATTGCAGATGAAGAACTGTCTGCTATCCAACAAGAGGTTACTGACAGGGTAACCAATGCATCACAGGAGGCTATGCGTGAAGCATGGCAACGACTGTACGATGTAGTCAAACATGCTAGTGACAAACTGAATGACCCTACTGGTGTATTCCGTGACTCACTGGTTGCAAATATCAACGACATCTGTGGGATATTGCCAAGGCTTAACTTCGCTGATGACCCTAACCTAGAGACCATGCGTCAACAGGTTGAGAGTTCATTGGCTAACCAGAACCCCGATGCACTGCGTGTTGACTGGGATCTGAGAGATCAGAAGGCGAGACAAGCCAAGGACATAGCCGACAAGATGGCAGTCTTTATGGGAGAATTATGATGGCTGATTTACAAACTAGATTGTCTAAAGCAAAGACATCACTAATGTTGGAGTACCCCTTTTGGGGTACTCTGGTTATGAACATGCCGTTCAAGCTAGATGAGAACATACCTACTGCATGTACCAATGGCAAAGAAGTTCGCTTCAATCCAGAGTACTGTGGTTCGTTGAATGATGAGGAGCTTAAGTTCCTTGTTGCTCATGAGATTGGACACCCCATGTTTGAACACACCACAAGGCGTGGTGAGAGAGATGGTTACAAGTGGAACCAAGCAGGTGACTACGTCATCAATCAGATACTAACTGATGAGGGTGTAGGTAAGATGCCAGAGGGTGGCTTGTTGGACAAGGACTTGTACAACAGGAACGATGGTGTCACTGACAAAATCTACAATGAACTACCCGATACACCACAAGATGGTCGAGGGTTTGGTGGCGCAGGTCAACCATTCGATGACTGCCAAGATGGTGGTCAGACACAGGCAGAGATTGCAGAGCAACAGGCTACGTGGAAAGTCAAGGTTGCTCAAGCAGTACAGTCTGCCAAGATGATGGGTAAGTTGAGTGCAGGTGTTGAACGCCTAGTCGGTGAACTACTAACACCCAAGGTGTTGTGGGCAGATGTACTTCAACGATTCATTGTCAAAGCTAAGACTGATGACAGGACGTTTGCTAGACCTAATAGACGTTTTGTTCAGCAAGGTATGTATCTACCTAGCATCACTGGTGAGGTGATGGGCGAGATTGTATGGGCAGTTGACTGTTCTGGTTCTATTGGACAGGAAGAGATTGACCAGTTCGCTACTGAGATACTCAAGGTATGGGAAGACCACAAACCTCTCAAGACTCATGTCATCTACTTCGACAGTGAAGTGAGTCACTACGATTGCTTTGGTCAAGATGACAGACCAGAGATTAAACCACATGGTGGTGGAGGTACTGCCTTCTCACCTGTGTTTGAGTACATGCAAGACAACGACATAGATCCTGTTGCTTGTGTGTTCCTAACTGACCTTTGTTGTAATGACTTCGGTACTGCACCTAACTGTCCAGTACTGTGGGTCACTACGCATGCAGAGGATGCACCATTCGGTGAAGTTGTAAAAATGGAAGGAGTGAACTAATGGCAACAGTTAGATTTAGTGACACCCTCAAGGGTGAGATACGGAGCAATGCTAAGAATATGTTCCGAGACAAGATAAAGCAGGCAATGGACAACGTGCCTGCTCATTGGGCAGACAAGGTGTATGAGTGTTTCTTTCCTGCTGATGTACGGCAGAAGATGGCATCACTACCAGACTATGTACTGCGTAAACAAGAGGTCATTGAGATTACTGGTTGGTTCAATGCACCAGAAGATGTGTGGCAGACTGGTGAGTATATACACAAGACATGGTCGTTGGAGAACACTGTTAGGTTATCGTTCAGTAAACCTATGCCTTGGGTTGCTAACTTTGAGCAAGCAGATAATGGCTTCAAGTCTAGCTATAGCAGTGGCAAATTTGATTACTCTGATGCACGTTGGGATTGGTTGAAGCCAGAGTTCAAAGAGTACAATCGCAAAGTCTTTGAAGCTGTGAATAAACAAGAAACATTCTTGGCATCTGTCAACAGATTGATGGATACATACACCACACTTGCACCTGCTCTCAAAGCATGGCGTCCATTGTGGGAATTGCTACCAGAGGAAGCCAAAGAGCGACACAAGACTGTCAAAGAACGTAAGGTAACTAAGGCAGAGGAGCTAGACCTAGACCTCAATGCCATGACTAGTGCCGTAACTCTAAACAAAATAACCAGATAAGGAGATATCAATGGGTAAATATTTTGAGAAACCAATACTGGAGAACTACGCTGAGTGTGAGCGTATGTTTTCCACATGTAGAACCCCTGCAAAGGGTAAGCCTATACGTACATGGTGTAGGCTATTCAAGAACCAAGAGGTGTACGAATTGAAGTACCTAGCTTGGCGAGGTGAGTGCAAGGATGTGATAGCTGAGTTTCACCCCGATGGTAGGATTGTCCTGCCATCTGATAGTAATGATTGGCAGATGATGCATGCTTCTCTATCCACTGCTTTACATAGAGTGATACCCATTGTCACTGAACGTATGGGTAAAGGTAGGTATCGTATTGCAGGTACTATTCACTTGGATAAGGTAGCCAATGAGAAGCCAGATACCAATTACTTTTTCAGTAACTGGTGGCAGTCATTCAAAGAGGTTGGTACTGAGTACTTTGCAGGTATGACATTCGACAAGGATGGCATATGCACTAACCCACAGTTTGCTACCAGTGGTGAGGTTGACGCAGAGAAACGTTTGATATGGCTACGTATGCTCAGACGTTTCAAGCGTGGTCTAAAAGCTAGAGCTAAAGTGGGTGCATTACAACAACATGCCAAGCGTATCTATGACAAGCACTCTGAGATGGAGCGTAAGGGTCAGCATCGTTGGCAATGGAACATGCCTAACTGGAGGTCAGCTAAGTACTACGCCATGTTGAAAGAGACTATGGAATCTAACGAGTTCACACCAGAGTTTCTTGAAGCATTCGTTGAATCAGCTACACCGAATACCTACGGCAACACGCTGGCTACAGATGCACACATCCTACAACATGTTGACACAGTCATGAATGACCTGTCGTACCAGTTGAGGAAGGACTTCGGTGTGTTTGTATCCGAGCCGTTGACTGCTGATGGAAAGGCGATAGGTGGACGATGACAGTAATAGCATGGGATGGAGAAGTACTTGCTACCGATACTCAATGTGCTTTGGGAAAAGCTAAATACAATGCGCCCAAAGCATGGTATGAAACTATAGGTAATACAGTTTGTATCGTGAGTGGAGTAGGTACTCTCAGAAACATACATCGTCATAAGGATTGGGTCATGCAGAATGACCCTTCCATTCCTTTTCCGTACGATAGTTTCAAAGACCACTACTACCAATTTATTCTCGTAACTAAGAACGGACTACTGCGTTACGAGGGTACACCTTACCCCATAGAACATGGGGTAAATGCCTGTGCATTTGGTGAAGCATCTGACTTTGCCTATGGTGCATTGGCTATGGGAGCTACGGCAGTGGAAGCTGTTCAAGTAGCTATTAAATACTCCCACTGTTGTGGGGGGAATGTTGAATCATATTCGTTATTGAAAGGAGACGGACATGAGACTAAAGAAATCTAAAGCTGAGAAGGTATGGGCATACTTACTCAAGCACCCAGAGGCTACGACTAAGGAAGTAGCCAAGGCGTGTAAGTGTTCAGCAAAGTATGTCTATAACTTACGGAGTAAGACAGGCACACCGAAAGAAGTGCTGACTAAGTCTAAGGTACGCATGCGTACCCAGATACTAACATCTGCCAACGAGTTGGTAAGTGATAAGCGTGAACAGGAACACGGCGACTTCTTAAGTAACGCTTACATGATTGCCAATTACTGGAACACTCACTTGGGTTTGATTGATTTTATCAAGCCTACTGACGTACCAACCATGCTAGCTTTGTTGAAGATAGCTAGGTCACATCAGAAACCACAGAAGGCTGACAACTATCGTGATGCTTGTGGTTACTTGGCGTTAGCTAGTGAAGTGGCGAGTGCATCTGAATGAGTATCATAACTATAGACTTTGAAACCTATTACGATAGGGAGTTCTCGTTGTCTAAGATGACAACAGAAGCCTATGTACGTGACGATAGGTTTGAGGTTATTGGGGTTGCTGTCAAGGTAGATGGCAACCCTACCACATGGTATGCAGGTAGCGATGTGGGGGGTTTCCTAAACGACATCGACTATACTGACCATACTATATTATGTCACAACACTGCATTTGATGGGGCGATACTGTCATGGCTATATAATATAAAGCCAAAGTTTTGGTTCGATACCATGCTTATGACACGCCCTCTCGTTGGGCAATTTGTTGGGGGGTCTCTTAAAAATCTTGCTATACATTATAATATAGGAGAGAAAGGCGATGAGGTTTTCCAGACTCTGGGCATGCGGAGGTCGGACTTCACACCACAACAGCTTGACCGATTTGGCGATTACGCAATCAATGACGTTGACCTTACCTATGCATTGTTCAAGAAAGTATCTAAAGACTTTCCAGTATCTGAACTGATGGTGATTGATCAGACCATTCGTATGTACACACAGCCTACGATTGAACTGGATAAGAGTACTCTTAGCTCTCACCTGGAAAGAGTGCAGACAAACAAAGCACAACTTCTTGACACAATAAATACCGCAGGTGTGGATCCAGATAAGCTGAAGAAACTACTGATGAGTAACGATAGGTTTGCCAAGCTACTCAAAGCTATGGGGGTTGAACCACCTACCAAGATAAGTCCTACCACTGGTAACAAGACATGGGCATTTGCCAAGACAGATGCAGGGTTCATTGAGTTATGTGAAACTGGGTCACCTAAAGTACAAGCCTTATGTAATGCAAGGTTGGGTATCAAGTCCACCATCGAAGAGACTAGGACAGAGAACCTAATCAAGGTTGCTGACAGAGGTAGGCTACCTATCATGCTCAACTACTATGGCGCACACACTGGTAG